ACTTAGAAAGTACGACTAGACCTTCAGGAGCATTTTCAATTTTGCCTGAAAGCTTTACTTCTCCATCATTTTCTTCTTGTTCGTATGCGTGATGCATTTCATCTTCACTTAAACAGGAGTCACACCCAAATAAATGAAATCTTTTAAATCCTAACATTCTAAACAATGGTATAGCTCTTAACAATACAGTCGATCCTCCTGGAACTGACCACCATGTTTTATATTGCTCATCTAGTATATCTTTTAATAAGTCTGCTTGCGTATGCCATATATAAGTTCTATCTTTTGGCAGACCCTCAAATACACTAGGGTTACATTGTGAAGCTATAAAGTATTTACATTCCTCTACTACAGGTTTTGTAAACCTCGCATTAAACTTTCTTGCATCTACCATGACCATAGCAGAAGGAGTTAAACCATTATCTAAACACCAATTATAGGCGTTATTAATAGTTATAAGTTTAACACCATTTGCTCTTAATTGCTTTATTTTTTCTATATGTTGTGGTAAGGATGGTCCTCCTCCTACAATCATAACTTCAATCTCGTTAGTTGGATGTGGTTCTACTTGTAAATAACCTTGCTTTATATTGTGTTCTACGTTTTTCTTTATCTCATCATCAGTTGTATTTACAGTACCTGCATCAACTACTTCTTCTCCTGTTGCCCAATTACTTACATAAAACAAACAAGTGTTATCTGTCTGGTTAGACCAATGTATTACACATTTATGGTCTTTGAGTTTTTTAAGCCACCACTCATATGGGTGCACACTCAAATGTAGCTTATGTCCTACTAACACTCCTGCCTTATCATCAACTGTAGATATTTGAAAAAATACATGTTGACACGCAGCTAAACAATTCTCTATAACCTTATCAACGTGATGAGGTCTTATATGCTCCATCACATCAGTACAAAAACCATAAGCCGCTTGAACAGGTAGAGGTTGAGATAAATCAGCTTCTACAAATCGCAATGCATGCTTCTGTGTTTCTAACATTGGGACTATATCTTCATCTAAGCAATTATCTGCAAAGTCAACCATAGTCACATCTAGTCCGCCAAAGAACGCTAGGTTCAATCCTCCACGTCCTGTACCACACCCTAAATCAAGAACTGTAGCACCTTGTTTAGGTTTAGCCTGTTTTAAAAACTCATGGGCTATTTTTTCACCAGGAGCAACTTGTCTATACTCTGGTTTATCCCACATCATTTTATATAAATCTTTTTCTAACGGTCTTACTTTATCTACTGTTACTTCTGGTGCATCCGCTATAAGCGACGAAAAACCTGTCATGTTATCCCTTTCTATTCAAATCGAATAAGTGCCGTTGTTGCAGTGTTATCAGGTAATGTTACAGTTAGCGTTTGAGCTGCAATAGTTTTAACTGATCCAAAATCTAATACACATACAGAATAATTACTAGAACTACTATTATATATCAAAGCTCCTCTTGCGGAAAATGTGCCTGTCCAAGTAGTAGGAGAATCAAAAGTTATATACACTACGCCTGCATCATCATCTTGTGTAACTGTAGCGCCTGTTAATGTATTACCCCCTGCAACATATCCAGTTCCTACCACTTCATTTGTGGTTGTATACGCAGAAGTAGATGAATCTAGCGTTGCGTCATCAGTATATAAAGCTATTTTAAATGTGTCTGTATCAAAATCTATATCACCAGCTAGTGATTTAGCAACAAAGGTATTAGTTATTCCTTGTATAATAGTTGCCATTAAACTGCACTCCCTCTTCTACCTTTAACCGGTATTCTAGCTTGTCCACTACGATATGCATCGCGTGTATTTTTACCTTCTCCTAATCTAGTTAGCTCTACCATAGCTTGGTTATATCTAGTAGTGTAGTTTGCTAGTGTTTCTGGGTCGGACTTGAGGTACGTAGCCGCTTCCAACAATGAACCATAAAGTAATACGGAACTGTAATTATCTCCCAGCCAAGACGTACCGCTAGCGGCAGTAGTAATAGACTCAGGATAAAAAAAGTAATGAAGCTCAGCGCCATAGCCTGTATCAGGTGTAGGGCCGAGTATAAATGTTGTATCATCGAAGACAGCATAATATTGAGGTTTTCCGTAGTGAGCTGCATCAGTATCAGGAAATGATTGCCTAATAAAGTTAACGTCTTTATTTATAAGAAAAGTATATTCGTTAGTTGCGGTATCAATACAAGCTAAACTATAAGTAGCTAGCCAATCATCAGGTACATTTAAATATTTGTTACCAACGTTAATAGTACCTGTATCATTTCTTCTTAAGTCGGGAAGATTAACACCATTAAAGATTCTGTTTTCAGCTTGAGTTATAAACGTGTTTACATCTACTGTAGAATATTCATCTTCAGTATACGATTGTATTTGTGCGACTAGTTCTGCGTAAGTCATAAACTATCCTTACGCCATAGGACCGCGAGCTTTAGTGCCTTTAGTTGCTGCACCATTGCCCCGAGTTTCTACGCCTGTAGTTTTAACATTTTTTTCAGGATAACCTGCAAAGTTAGGTACAGGTACATCTTGAGGTTGTGCGAAGCCATCTACCATCTTAGCTTTTCTTTCTTGATTTTCTTTAGCCATTTCTTTCTCCTAAGTTATTGTTATTGTAACAGTTCCTACTACTCCTGAACTTACTAAATTATTTCCTGTAAACTCATTAGATGGGGGTCGTGCTCCACCAACAGGTTCCCATCCCCATTGTATATCTCTTGACCCAGTTACGTTGTTGTCATTAAAACTCTGGTCAGGTCTTGGATCTCGCACTGCTTGAGGATCTTCTACTGGATACATCCCCTGCATATTCTGTGGTTGATCTGGGTTCCAACACTCCTTACAAGCTTTAATATTAGTATTAGTTTTTCTTACATATAAATCTTTTAGTTCTCTAAGCTTAAACTGAAAACCACAAACATCACAGTCAGCTATTGCATTCTTATTAGTTGTATACCTATTGCTCATTATCTACCTTTAAGATAGTTTCTATCCACTATTTTCATAGCTTTTTTTGCATCGGCAACTCCTTTATCATACCCCTTTTTATCTTTGCCTTTTCTTTTATAAACAGTAGTTCCTTTATTTAAAACTTTTTCCATTCCCTTTTTGATTACTCGTTTAACAGGATTTGATTCTAATTCCGTATCTAATCCCTGCGCATAACCTTCTGCAAATTTACTTCTTGATTTATCTTCTGTGTATCCTGCTCCGCCAACTTTACCGCCCGCTTTCATTTTCTTAACTTTACCACCTTTTTTCATATAGCCCATTTTGTTACGCACGGGTGTGGGTAACTTCCCTAAACTTTTCTTTTTATTTGCTGGTACTTCTTTCATCTTAATCTCCTATATATACGATGTTCTTGGTGCTACAGTTAAAGTTGCTTTTTCTCTGTCTTCAGTTGAAGCAAGTAGCCACTGCTCTTCATATTCTGATTTTAAAAATTGTACTCTGTCTCCAGCTTCTGGAATCTTAAGTGATAAATAATAAGCTAATCCCGCTACCATGCACGGTAAAAATCTAAATGGAATATGCTGTGTGTTAACACCTGTACCCGCATCATCAATTCTTTTTAACATCCAGTATACAAAAGTATAACTTGCGTCATTAGGAATAGGCCATAGAGTTATCTTAGGAATCTCTGCTTGTCTATCTATATAAACTTGTATCGGTCTGCCCGTGTCGTTCTTACTTGGGATAGATGCATAAGTAGGATTTGACACCCTAGAAATAGCTATGTCTGACTGAGTTGTTCCAGACCCAGTTCTTATGACTTGGCTCATGAGGTCGATGGTCGTCGCGGGCAAATCGTAAGTGGCTGTACCTGCAACTAATGGTATCTGTCCTTGTTCAACAGTCCATAAGTTTATGCCTCGGTTAGCCCATTCTATTGTCAATAAGTTTAAGCTACGTGTAGCTGTCCTTAAATCATATCCTGTCCTTAACTCTGCGCCACATCTTTCAAACGCTTCTTCTACAAGAAGGTTAAGATCTAAATTAAATGCATGTGTGTCTGTTGTAGCCATTACATCTCCTTTTCTATTTGTCTAATGACTGTGCACTCTTCACTTATCACGTGTGTGTGAACTGAAGGTTCCACTAAGTCTAGATGGTCTCCACCGATGAAAGCACTAACTAACGCTATCAAACTAATTATAATTTCTTTGGCACCCATTACGCTTTCTTCTTACGCCTAAGTGAGGCAACTCTTCTTGGTTTACCTGCCGGTTGTCCAAGTCTTTTCTTTTGAGCTATTCTAGACTTCTTTTGTGCTGCTGTCATTTCTCCAGATGTCTTTGGAGTTTTACTAGAAACACGTTTAGTAGGTCGGCAATATGGTGTACCCCTGCCATCACCTTTTTTTCTACCACAAGCTTTGCCTGTCTTTACGTCTTTCCAGTCTTCTTTGAACCAGCGTTTTAAAGCGGCTCCTTTAGCTGTCTTTCGTACTGCCATTATTTACCTTTCTTTTTTCTACACTTAGCAATAGCACCTGATGCATAAGCACTAGGAAATACTTTATAACTTGCTTTTACTTTATGGTAACAGGCATCTTTTACAGTACCACCTTTTTTCATTTTACTAATTATACCCATTCCTCTAGATTTCATCATGCTTTAGGTTTCCTATGACCATATCCTTTTTTCTTAAGCTCTAAATGTTTAGCCATAGTAGGGGCTTTTACACCTTTGCCTGTCTCCATATCATACATCATATGAGACTTAAAGACCTTACCCCCAGCTTTCATCTTCTTAGGTTTAGAGTGACTACACCCGCAGTTTTTTAATTTCTTAGGGTTTATTATTCCCATTCCGCGAGAAGCTCTCACTATCTAGACCTTTTAGCCCTTGTAAGACCACGCTTAGCACAGCCATCAATAGATCCACCGTGTTTAAAACCCGTCATGCTTGGTCTACTAGGTCCACGTTTCTTCAGATTAACTTTTGGATCTTTATTTCTAGGTTTAGGCCCAGTACTTGGTCTACTCATAGAAGTCATAGTAGGTCCTGATGGTCCTTTACGTCGAGCCGGTTTTTTTACATCAGCTTTCTTAGCTGCTGGTTTAGGGTCTGGTCTATTAACCGTACTCATGTCAGGCCCCCTTCGAGTATCAGTAGGTTTATATCCTTCTGAACCTCTAGCACTTAATCTTCCACCTTTATCTACAGCTCTTGGTGCTGATTTAGATGCGGCAGGTTTATCATCTCTAAAGAATGTTTTTTTCTTTTTAGCATTTGCCCCAAAGCTTCCTTTGTTATCGACATTCTGTTTCTTAAGTTTTTTAATTTGAGCGTCGGTCAAGCCTTTTTTCTTAAGTTTCTTTTCCGTTGTTTTGTTTATTTTGCCATAGACTCTCAAACCAGCATTCTTTTTGTTTTGCTTTTCAGCTTTCATGACTTCGTTGTTTAAGTCACTTTTTACTTTCTTCGCTTTTCTTTCTTTAATCTGTTGACGAAGCCTATCTTGTAATGATGCCATTTTAATTCTCCTTAGTTAAACCATACGACCACGGGTGTGACCTTTAGTAACACATCCGTCTGCGCGTTTAGATGCTGAGCTAACTGATCCACCTTTTTTGTATGCTTTGACTTTACCGCCGCCCATCATTTTTTTACCTTTAGCTTTCATAGGAGCTGAAGATCCACCTGTTCTTGCTCTTTTAGAATCTGCCATAACTTTATCAAAGTTTCTTTTTTCAGGACTTCTCATAGCTTTACCCATAGCTCTGCCAGCTGCATCTGCTATTTGAGATTTAGTCATTTTTTTCTTATTCTTAGCTATCGCACGACCTTCTTTATCTTTCATCATAGAAGTCATAGTAACCTTGCCGCCTTCATCGTACCCTTTAACTTTGCCGCCTTTCATGTAGCCTTCGTTTTTGCGAATCTCTTTATCCACACGACGAATCTCATCTTTTTCATTCATAATGTGTTTAGTGCGTTTACTTACTCCGCCACCTTTTTTCATTCCAGGTGCAGTCATTAATTCAGTAGGCATACGCTTACCTTTATTACCAACTCCGTAACCTCTTGAATACATCATGTCGCCTGTACGGCCACCCATATTCATTTTCTTCGTTTTCATGTCTTTCTCCTTAGTGAACTCTCGTCCGATTGATTGATTAACACCTACTTTATTAGCAAACTCTGGGTTATTAGCCACAGCTTGCATAAACTTTGCCTGCTTTTTAGTTTTAGGTGGCATTACTTTTTAATCCTATTACTTGATGCTTCAGGCTTTCTTGGTTTAGCACCTTCGTCTTCAATAACTTCTTTTTTACCCAATAACTTTTGTACCGTATTGGTTTCCCAAATACGAATGCCCATCCATATAATAGTAAACAGTGAAGCCATGTGAGGAAGCCATGAAAGCATAGTGCCCACGGCAGTGAAGATAGCTGATAAATCTATCAAGTGTTTTGTTGTTTCATCCATTTTTAACATTTCCATCGTTTACGTGCTTGACGCAATCTAGAGTTTGGATCTTTAGCAGCTTTAGGAAACTTCTTCATTTGTCCTGCAGATCTTGCACAAAATGACTTGCGTCTCTTTGCATCTTTAGAACCTTTTTTAACTTTCCCTGTTACCGCTGTTTTAAGTTTAGAACCTGGGTTTGCTTTCCGATAAGCTGCTACGCCTTTCTTTGTCATCCCCGCTCCTGATTTAGTCTTTCTAAAATTACCTGACTTAACCGAAGTTTTGATTCCCATTCCTTTTTTTCTAGGTGTTGCCATCTATACACAATCCCCTAATGCTTCAAACCATCGCCTCAGTTCTTCGAGGCGATCATCGTTCTTAGTTGGTTTGGGCTCTTCTTCCATAGTTTATCCACAGAATACCGTTAATGATGTCACAGCTGCTGTTTGAGTTACTACTCCAAACGTTGTTTGTGGCTCATTTCCGTTAATTAAAATTCCGTCGCCTGGTAAAGCCATCTGTTGTGACTCTACGTTAGCTGGAGTAGCTATACTTAATAAAACTCTATCTGATGCTGCATTACCATCTAAGGTTAATGTAACACTACCTGCCCCTGCAGAACCTACAAAATAGAATCCTTTCATTCTAGTTCTAGGTAAAGCCATACCATCAGCAATAGCATTACCAATACTTACATTGGTTGCTACCGCTGCATCTGATGAAATGCTAGTAATTTTAGAGTAGTAATTTGTAGAAGTTGCAGTTCCAGTATCAACACCAGCTACAGTTTCAGTGGTTACAGACTGAGATAAATCCCCAGCCACATATCCAGTGATGGTAAATGTTGCGGCAGTTGCGTCTCCTGCACAAGTGAATAGAACTTTATATCCAGCCCCATTATCTAGAGGCTGATTAGTAACTAATGTTATATCGCCAGCACCACCAATAGCGGCTGCGGCTCTATATAACGTAGCTGAATAGCTAGGAGTGACGGCCCATATATCTGTTGTTATAGCCATTGTCTATTCTCCTATTAAGCTGTGCGTGTAAGTGTGTAACCTGTAGCTGAACCAGGAGTTACTCCATCACCACCAGTAAACATCATAGTGAATTGAGCCATACCAGTAGCACCAGAAGCAACTACTAGTCTACCAAAAGCAACTGCAGAAGCAGTAATAGTAGCGGCATCAGATAGTGATCCACCAGTACCTAAAGCAATTGTTACGTCGTCAGCCCCGCCTGTGTTATCTACTATAAAAGAAAATTGTTGTCCTCTTACCGCACCTAATTGTTGAGATATTCCTGTAACACCACCTGCTGTAGTAGTAATGGGAAGTGTAATAGTTGTTGCAGCTGCTGAAGTAGAAGTAACATATCCTACTTGAAGATTCTGTGCTGTAATAGTTGCTGTAGCATTGACTGCTGTTGAAGGGCCTGAAGGCACAAATCCGTTAGTTGAGGCAACGGGACCTGAAAAGGTTGATCTTGACATTTTAAGTTCTCCATACAAAGTTAAGCTTATCTGTCGTGTATGCGTCTGCTGGGGCAGTCTGATAAGCTGGTTGTTCCCAGATATTTATATGATACGCTACTTCCTACTATTATACAATAAAAAAGGGGCCGAAGCCCCTTAGTGTTGGTTCTTTTAAAATATTATCTCTTTTAAACGGCTCAGGCTGTTTCCAAGCCACCGGACCGGATAGATAATAAGTTTTAATGGAAAGCGTTAAATGCTCCCCGTTAAACAATTATATCACTTACTTGTATTACAAGTATTACTTGTTCATTACGTACATAGTTACTTCAAAACCAAATCTCATTT